CGTTGCTGTTGGTGGTTCAGCCAAAGACAAAAGCGATGCGGATGTGTTGGCAACAGCACGTTCACGTTTGGACATGGCCGTATCGGCTCTGTCTGAGTCGCGTGAAGATGAAGTAGACGACCTGAAGTTTTACGCCGGCTCGCCCGACAACCACTGGCAGTGGCCTGCCGATGTGCTGGCGACTCGCGGCGCGGTGCAGGGCCAGACGATCAACGCACGGCCCTGCCTGACAATCAACAAACTGCCGCAGCATGTGCGTCAGGTGACAAACGACCAGCGGCAGAACCGCCCAGGCGCCAAGGTCATCCCCGTGGACGACAACGCTGACGTGGAAGTCGCCGACATTTTCAACGGCATGATCCGGCACATCGAATACATCTCAGACGCTGACGTGGCCTACGACACGGCCTGCGAAAACCAAGTGTCCTACGGCGAAGGCTACTTGCGTTTGCTCACAGAGTACTGTGACGACAACACCTTTGACCAAGACATCAAGATTGGCCGCATCCGCAACTCGTTCTCGGTCTACATGGATCCGATGATCCAAGACCCGACTGGCGCGGACGCTAAGTATTGTTTCATCACCGAAGACCTGACCCGCGCAGAGTACGAGCGTCAGTACCCAGACGCAGCGCCCATTACAACTTTGCAATCTTTGGGTGTGGGCGACCAGTCGATCAGCAACTGGCTCAACGAAGACACGATCCGCGTTGCGGACTACTACTACATTGACTACGACCGCACTACGCTGAACCTGTACCCTGGCAACATTACCGCTTTTGAGGGCACACCCGAGGACAAGCAGCTAAAAGCTATTTACGGCAAGCCCAAGCGCAGCCGCGAGGCTGACCGCCAAAAGGTCAAGTACTGCAAGATTAACGGCTACGAAATCCTTGCGAAACGCGATTGGGCGGGCAAATACATCCCCGTGATCCGCATCGTTGGCAACGAATTTGAAGTCGATGGCCGGTTGTATGTGTCGGGCTTGGTGCGTAACGCCAAGGATGCCCAGCGCATGTACAACTACTGGGTCAGCCAAGAAGCTGAGATGCTGGCCTTGGCCCCCAAAGCGCCATTTATCGGCTACGGCGGTCAGTTTGAGGGCTACGAAGACAAGTGGAAGACCGCAAATACGACCAACTGGCCGTATCTGGAGGTCAACCCAGACGTCACAGACGGCCAAGGCGCTGTCTTGCCACTGCCAGCTAGGGCACAGCCACCGATGGCCTCCAGCGGCCTGCTGCAAGCCAAAGCGGGCGCATCGGAGGACATTAAGTCCACAACCGGCCAATACAACGCTTCTTTGGGCATGGGTTCCAATGAGAGAAGCGGCAAAGCAATTCTTGCGCGTCAGCGCGAGGGCGATGTGGGCACATACCACTACGGCGACAACTTGGCCCGTGGTGTTCGGCATGTGGCCCGCCAGCTTGTGGACTTGATCCCAAAGATTTACGACACCCAGCGCATTGCTCGCATCATCGGTGAAGATGGCGAGACAAAAATGGTCAAGATCAACCCTGACCAAGACCAGCCAGTCAACAAGATCGTTGACGAGCGCGGCATTGTGATGGAGAAAATCTACAACCCTGGCGTTGGTAAGTACGATGTGGTGGCTACCACCGGCCCAGGCTACGCGACCAAGCGTCAAGAGGCGCTGGAGGCAATGGCTCAACTGTTGCAAGGCAACCCGCAACTGTGGGCGGTGGCCGGCGACTTGTTTGTCAAGAACATGGACTGGCCTGGTGCTCAAGAGATGGCAAAACGCTTTGCCAAGACCATTGATCCGAAGTTTATGTCTGATGGTGAGGACAATCCAGAACTGCAAATGGCGCAGCAGCAGATGCAGGCTATGGGCCAAGAGATGGAGCAGATGCACCAGATGATCCAGAATGTCGGCAAGTCCATTGAGATGCAAGACATGGAGCGCAAGGACTTTGAGGCGCAAGTCAAGCTGTACGAAGCCGAAACCAAGCGTATTGCCGCTGTGCAAGCTGGCATGACTGAGCAACAAATTCAGGACATTGCTATGGGCGTGGTTGCTGCGGCGATGGAGTCGCAAAGCATGATGAACCAAATGCCTGAGATGCGTGAGGAATCCATGCCTATGGAAATGATGCCACCTGAACAACAAATGGGAATGCCACAATGAAACCCGCTGATTTTTTAGGTTTGCTGTTTCTAGCCCGTGATGTGACGCACAGCGTTCACTTGAACACCCGCAGCTTTAGCAAGCATGAGGCGCTCAACATTTTTTATAGCCGCATCGTTGGCGCGGCTGATGATTTTGCCGAAGCCTACCAAGGCCGTCACGGCTTGATCGGCCCGATCACCCTGCACTCGGCAAAGAAAACGAGCAACGTCATTGAGTTCCTAGAGGACTCGTTGGCTGAGATTGAAGCGGCTCGGTACACTGTCTGCGATAAATCAGACTCATCACTACAACAGTTGATAGATAATATCGTTGAGATTTATTTACGCACTTTGTACAAACTTCGTTTTTTAGCCTAAGGAGCCGATATGGAACTACTCAACCCACTGGCAGATGCTGATTTTCCAGCCAAATCTATTTCGTACACCGGCTCTGCTGGTGTGACGGGCACATGGTCTGCTGGCCCTCAAGGCGTTGTGGTTTGGTCTGACCAAGCCTGCTACGTCTTGGTTGGTGAAGGCGTTACCGCTACCACATCAAGCACCCCCGTCCCACCGTTCACCCCAATTCCATTCAAAGTGCCACAAGGCACTGGCGGTCAATGGCGTGTGAGCGCAATCAGAGTGTCTGCTGACGGCACGGTGTACGCCAAACCAATGAACTCACAATGAGTTACTTTGGCATCCCTATTCGGAACGGTGTTTCCATTGGTCTTGGGAGCATTATTTCCTTTTTGTCTGGGTATGCCAATGCAACGGTGCAGGGCAATCTTTTGACCGAAATTGGCGACAATCTTGTGCAAGAAGATGGCGGCTTAATTCTTTTGGAGTGATAAATGGCTGACAAGAAAATCTCTGCGCTAGCAAGCGCGTCTGTCCCCCTTGCAGGCACTGAGGTATTGCCGATTGTGCAAAGCAGCGCAACTGTCAAGGTAAGCGTTAACGGCCTGTTTACTAACCCAACAGTGACCAACTATGTTGAGGCTGTTGTTGCCATCGGCACTGTGGCTAGTTCATCAACCCTGGCGCTGACCAATGGCACGGTGCAAACCGCAACTTTGACGGCATCTACAGCTTGCACATTCACAATGCCAACTGCTACGGCTGGCAAGTCTTTTGTGCTGCTGCTTAAACAGGCCGCAGCCACTGGCAACGGCACAGCAACATTCACCGGCGTGAAATGGGGTTTGGCTGGCGCACCAACAATTACAGCAACTGCTGGCAAGATGGACATCCTGACCTTTATTGCTGACGGCACTAACTGGTACGGCTCAATTGCCCAAGGGTACACACCATAATGTTTGCCGCTAAAAACTTCTTGCTGGCGGGCGGCGCTAGCACCGTTTCCGCTGACTTCCTTGTTATTGCGGGGGGTTCAGGCGGCGGCTACAACATGGGCGGCGGCGGCGGTGCTGGCGGCTATCGTGAATTTACCGGACAAACTTTAACTTTTGGTACTGCTTACACTTTAACCGTGGGCGCGGGAGGCGCGGGTGGTACTGGCGCGACTAACAGCGGAAACGGCAGCGATTCAGTATTTTCCACCAGCACTTCTACAGGCGGGGGCGGCGGGGGAAGCGCGGGGCTAACAACTACTGGAGCAAATGGTGGCTCTGGTGGTGGTGGCAACGGCGCGTCAACATTGCAAGCAGGCGGTTCTGGTAACACGCCATCTACAGCTCCATCACAAGGCAACAACGGCGGCAGCGGAAACGCAAATGACGGTGGTGGCGGCGGCGGCGCTGGTGCCGTAGGCGCAAATGCCATATCACTTGTATCCGGTGGCGATGGCGGCGCCGGAGCCGCATCTAGTATCACAGGCTCATCTGTAACCAGAGCCGGAGGTGGCGGGGGCGGCGTTTCTGCTGCTGGTGGCACTATCGGCTCTGGCGGTTCTGGCGTTGGTGGAAACGGTGGCGCTAACGGCACTAATGGTTCTTCTGCAAGCGCAAACACAGGCGGTGGTGGCGGTGGTGCTGGCGCAGGCGGCGGTCTTACGGGTGGCAACGGCGGTTCTGGCGTAGTCATTATTCGTTATGCAGATAGTGTTGCCGACATTCGATCTATTAGCGGTGGCTTGACATACTCAGGTCCAGTAACTTCTGGCGGTTACAAGGTTTACACCTTTACCCAAGGAACAGGAACGGTGACTTTCTAATGGCACACTACGCATTTTTAAACGAAGACAACATAGTTACCGAAGTAATTGTCGGTAAAGATGAAACTGATCTGTCCCAAAATTGGGAACAGTTTTACGGTGAAATTCGCAATCAAGTCTGCAAAAGAACTTCTTATAACGGCAACATTCGTAAGAATTACGCAGGTATTGGTTACACATACGACAGCACTAGAGATGCTTTCATTCCTCCACAACCGTTTCCATCATGGACTTTGGCAGAAGAAACTTGCCGATGGTCTGCGCCCGTGCCAATGCCGGCAGATGACAAACCTTATTCTTGGGATGAAGCCACATTGACTTGGGTTGACCGCACCGTCTAGCCCAAATATCTGATATATTTACAAAAACCGTATCGGCGAGGTTCACCGAGGAATCCAAGGATTCATAAATGTTAGAAGAAGTACCAGCGGAGTCACTACCCGTGCCAGAACAGGAAGCAACGGCTGCACCTGCGACTGAAGTTCAAACGCCGGAGACGCCAGAAGTAGCGACCAAGACATTCTCGCAAGAGGAACTTGACGCAGCAATTGGCAAACGCCTCGCAAGAGAGCAACGTAAGTGGGAACGAGATCAAGCACAGCGCCAGTCTGAACAACAGACGCTGAGAGCCGCCCCAACAGCATCCGCTGATCAGTTTGAGTCTACCGAAGCGTACACGGAAGCGTTGGCGCTACAAAAGGCTGAAGAACTGATTGCAAAGCGTGAAGCTGCCAAGCAGCACTCTGCTATTCTCGAAAGTTATCAGGAACGCGAAGAAGCAGCGCGGGACAAGTACGATGACTTTGAACAAGTCGCCTACAACCCAAAACTGCCGATCACGAACGTGATGGCTGAAACGATCCAGTCTTCGGACATTGGGCCTGAGTTAGCTTACTATCTCGGCTCTAACCCCAAAGACGCGGAACGCATCGCACGTATGACGCCACTCGGCCAAGCGAAAGAGATTGGAAAGATTGAGGCCAAATTGGCCGCAGAACCTCCGGTCAAACGAACAACGTCAGCGCCAACGCCGATTTCACCTGTTACCGCCCGAGCCACTGGCTCGCCAGCACTTGACACTACAGACCCACGCTCTATCAAGAGCATGACGGCCTCGCAGTGGATTGAAGCTGAACGCGTAAGGCAGATGAAAAAGTGGGAAGCACAACGTATCCGCTAACTTTTTTTAGGAAATTTACAAATGTCTAATTCGATTCTTACCATCGACATGATCACGCGCAAAGCGCTTGAGATTCTCGAAAACAACTTGGTTCTTACCCGTAACGTCAATCGTCAGTACGACGACAGCTTTGCTGTTGAAGGCGCTAAGATTGGCTCCACACTGCGTATCCGTCTGCCTGACCGCGCTCTGGTTACTGACGGTGCCGCCCTGCAAGTTCAGGACGACAACGAGCAGTTCACCACTCTGGCTGTTTCTACCCAAAAGCACATCGGCGTCAACTTCACATCTGCTGAATTGACCATGCAATTGGACGACTTCGCAGAGCGTGTTCTCAAGCCGCGTATCAGCCAGTTGGCCTCCAGCATTGATGCTGACGTTGCCAATGCGTACAAAACCATCGGTAACACCGTTGGCACGCCTGGCACCACTCCTTCGACTTCGCTGGTGCTGCTCCAAGCCCAACAGAAGCTGAACGAAAACGCTGCCGTGATGAACCCACGCTACGCTACCGTGAACCCAGCGGCCAACGCTGGTCTGGTTGAAGGTATGAAAGGTCTGTTCAATCCGACCGACACTATCTCCAAGCAGTTCAAGAACGGCATGATGGGCACCG